GAAAACTATCAACCATTAAAACATGATTGGTCAGTAATATACTTCTATCCAAAAGACTTCACTTTTATATGTCCTACAGAAATTGCTGGTATGGACATGTTAACAGATGAAGCAAATGTTATCGGTATCTCAGGTGATAATGAGTTCTGTAAATTAGCATGGAAGAAAGAGAATGAACTGATAGGTAATATCAGACATACACTCGCTGCTGATTGTGGACTTGGTCTATCGTCTGCATTAGGTATTGTTAACGAAGAAGAGGGTGTTTCATATCGTGCAACATTCATCTTTGATAGAAATAGAGTCATTCAACATGCCTCTATTAATGCATTAGATACAGGCAGAAATGCACACGAAGTATTAAGAACACTACAGGCGTTAAAAGCAGGTGGTCTTACAGGTTGTGAATGGAATCCAGGAGAAGATTTCGTTGCCTGAATTTAAATGTGATTTAGTCTTATCAGAGTCAGACGCCAAGTTTGCCTCTGGTAAAATCACGGAGTATTATCAGAACTTTGGTAATATGGCAGACTATTTAAGAAAAATCAAACTAGAGAGAGTGGCAGAAATGCCAACTCCTCTTTTTGGTTTTAATCTATCAGATGATTTCTTTTCAGACTTCACTATGCATCCAGAAGATATGGACTTTAGAATTGGTATTGCAGACCATGAGATTTTCCATAACTACTTAGAGATTATTACATCACATGCTATTGAGGCCTCAAATCCTGGCAGAAAAGTTATTTTAATGGTCTATGAAAACAATACTAATAAGATTGTAGGTTTCATAAGACTAGGTTCACCAATGATGAACATTGCACCTAGAAATAGGTATTTTGGTGAAGTGTTGGGTGCAGAACAAATGCCTGTATTCAACAAACATGCAATTATGGGTATGATTATCGTGCCTACTCAACCATTTGGTTACAACTATCTTGGTGGTAAATTACTTGCATTGATGTGTTGTTCACATGAAGTTAAAAAGATTGTAGATGAAAAGTATGATATGAATCTATGTCATTTTGAAACTACATCACTTTATGGTTCAACGAAAAGCATGTCTCAATATGATGGTCTAAAACCATTTATAAAAGGACATGGTTTGACTGATAGTAATTTTGCACCACTTATGAATGATAGTTACTTCAAAGATTTAGAAAAGTTCTTTGTTGAGAAGAATGGTGGTCCGATTGTTTGGGAAGAAGCATCAAGTAGAAAGATGAAGTGTCAATCTAAAATGATTTCGATTCTTCGTAAATCTCTTCCTGAAAATGAGAAGAAACAATTTGAAAAGGTTGTTGATGATGCAAGAAGACTAAATGAAAAGAAAAGATTTTATGTATCCGATTTGGGTTATGAAAATAGTAAAGATGTTATTACAGGTAAAACTGATACATTGATACCAAAATCCAACCATGATAGATACTCACTAAATAATTTAACAGAATGGTGGAGAAACAAAGCATCTAAAAGATACAATACTCTCCTTTCTGATGGAAGACTTCGAACAACACTCGAAGTATGGAACGAGAATCCTGATGACATCGACATTATTCGGTAAGACATATAGAGTAGTAGAGAATCCTCACGAACAGGACGCTGCTATTGAATTGATAGAAGGAGAATGGAAAGGTCTTGTCTATCAGTATGGTAAAGTGGGATTCGAAGAGGGTAAACCTAACATAAACTTTCAGAGAACTATTAGAAGATTGCCAGATAGTGGTGAAGAGTTAGATAATCTACTAAATAATAGTGAACTAAATAATCTCATGGGAGATATTCTTGTAGAGATAATGCAAGAACAAATTAAGAGAGAAGAGAATGGCGAAACCAATACAATATCCGATATTGACGAATAATGACGACACAATTTATGTGTTTGGTAACTATTTTGAATCAGGAACAGATGAATGGTATGCAGAGAGAGACCGTTTACAAGAAATTTATAGGGCTGCTACAGCAGATGAAGAAAATCCAACACAACCAGATTGGGGGTTAAACGATGAATAAAGAACGATTGATGGAAGAAATTAAAAGACACGAAGGAGAAGTCTTAGAAATATATAAAGACTCATTAGGTTATCTAACCTTTGGTGTAGGTCATTTAGTTAAAGAGGGTGATGCAGAGTATGGTCAACCAGAAGGAACACCTGTTTCACAAGAGAGAGTTGACGAAGTATACGAAGAAGATTTCAAAAAACATGTAGATGAAACTATACATCTATATGAATCAAAAGGTGGTTCTGAGGCAGGATTTCATACATTACCAGAAGACATACAACATGTTCTAGTTAACATGACTTTCAATCTAGGTGGAACAAGATTCGCTAAATTCAACAATATGTGGAAAGCCGTTCTTGCAGAAGATTGGTTGAAAATGGGTGAAGAAATGGAAGATTCAAGATGGTTTCACCAAGTTGGCAGAAGGAGTAAAGAACTGCAAGAAGTAGTCTGGAAACATGCGTAATATAAGAGACGAAGTTAAATGTCTTAGATTAGATACAGGAGAAATCTTAATTGGTTTCTTTAAGAATCTTTGGTGGAAAGGTAAGTATGAACTTACAGACTGCCAACAATGTCTAGTATCACTAGAAGATAATAGAATGGAAGTGCAACTTGCACCTTATATACCATTCGCAAAAGAATATATATTCGAGGTCAGGCATGATAAAGTTCAATCAGTCTTTGAACCTAAACCTCAACTCGAACAAAATTTTAAAGTAGAAACAGGAAATAATGTAAGAGGTCAAAGATGAAAGATATGACAAGTGAAATTCTCGCAAGTGTT